GTACAGGTGCATTGGCTATTGGTACTTACTCATAATGACTAAAGCGATTGATAATGTCGTTGCTCACTTTGACAGTCAAGAAATTAAAAAAATTGAAGTCAAAGAATGGGGAACAGAAGATCAACCTTTAGAAATTTTTACAAAACCATTAACATTGCAAGAGAGTAAAAAACTCTACAAAATGGCAAATGGTGGCGACCTTGAGGTTATGGTTTACGCTATTATTACCAAAAGTCTTGATGCAGATGGTAATAAACTTTTTACATTAGCTGATAAGGATAGCCTTATGACTAAAGCTGATGTGGAAGTTTTGTCTAATGTTGCATCTGAAATTTTAGGTAGCGTTACATCTGAAAAAGCACAGGAAAAGTAAAAGCCGATTCTGACTTATTTGCTATGTTTGCTCTTGCGGACAGGCTCGGCATGACAGTTGAACAATTGCAAAAGAGCATGACAGTAGATGAGTTTATTTATTGGTTGGCATATTTAGAAGAAATGAATAGTAAAATGGAAAACAATGGGTAACTTAGGTAAATTAAATATTGTCATTTCTGCGGTTAATAAAACTAAAGCTGTTTTTAATCAGGTTTCACAAAGTTTAAATAAAATAAAAAGCGGTGTTGGCAAAGCACTAAAAGTTTTTGGTGGCTTAACTGCCGCCATTGGTGGTGTTGGCTTTGCATTAGCCGCTTTGGGAAAACAATCATTTGCCTATATAGATACGCTTGGAAAAACGTCAGATCAATTAGGCGTATCTGTAGAATTCTTACAAGCCTTTCAAATAGCCGCAGAAGAAGCTGGAAGTTCGTCAGAAGGTGCTAACAAAGCATTGCTTAAATTTAGTAAAAATATTGGTGAAGCTGGTAGAGGTTTAAAAACACAAGCAGATTTATTTAAAGACTTAGGTGTTTCCATTAGAGATAGTTCAGGAAACCTTAAAGGCACAGAACAATTATTACTTGAAACAGCAGATGGTATAGCGGCTTTAGGTTCTTCAGCAGAAAAAAATTCTGCACTAACTAATTTATTTGGTCGTTCAGGACAACAACTATTTGCAATCTTAAATCAAGGTGGTGATGCGGTTGCTGGATTAAAAGATAAAATGCTTGAACTCGGTATTGGTATATCAAGTGAAGCTGTAGATGCTGTTGAAAGATTTAATGATACTTCTAATATTTTAAGTAGACAATTAAACAGTTTGAAAGATAATGTTTTTGCGGCATTTCTTCCGATACTTCAAACTTTTGTAAATCAATTTACTACAATGTTTAAAACCTTTGCTGAAGGAGAGGGTGGTATTCAAAAATTTAGTCAAGCATTGGCAACAAACATAATTGATGGAGTACAAACAGCTTTATTAGCTATGCAAGAATTGGTTCTTGGTGGCTCAAGAATGGTTACTTCTTTACAAGAAAGTTTGTTACAAATAACTAACTTTTTTGGCAGAAACGAAGAAGCTATAAATTCTTTACTAGATAGACAAAACGAATTTGAACAAAGAACTATCGAAGGCTTTACAGGAGTCATGACTAAAGTAGGTGAATACAGAAATATGATTGGAAGTTCTGTTGAAGCTATGAATACTTTGACCAATGGCACAGATGAATTTGCAAACAGAGGTACACAAGCATTTACAGATGCCTTAAGTCCTTTAGCTAAATATAAACAAGAGTTGGGAGATACAGGCAAGGCTATTGAAAATACAACTGTTAAAGCAATGAAAAAATTTGAAGATACTTTGGTCGATGGCTTAATGACAGGTAAGTTTGCTTTTAAAGATTTCTCAAACTTTGTAATCAAAGAATTATTAAGAATAGCGATTAAAAAATTAATTATAGATAAAATTACAGGTGGCTTTACTTCTTTTCTTGGCGGTTTAGGTGGCAAAAGAGAAAGAGGTGGTACTGTAACAGGAAACAAACCTTACTTAGTTGGTGAAGCTGGTGCAGAATTATTTGTACCAAACAAAACAGGAACAATCGTTCCAAACAATAGATTAGGTGGTGGCATGGGATCAGGTGGTATGCCTGTAAATATTACTTACAATATTCAAGCTTTTGATTCAAAAGATACTTTATCTGCAATCACAGAAAATGCACCTACAATATCTGCCATAATAGAAAGCGAATTTAATAAGAGAGGTAGAAGAGGTTTTGTAACATGAGTGGCAGTTTCCCAACATCACCTTCAGCAAGTAGCGTAAACATAAAATCTATAGAGCCTACTTTAGTTTCTGTTACACAAAATTTAAAAAGGCAGGTTAGAAGAAGAGGTGGTCAAAGATGGTTGTTGGAAGTGCAATTTCCACCAATGACTAGATCAGAGTTTGCACCTATCTACGCTTTTGCTATGAAGCAACAAGGTCAGTTTGAAACCTTTACTTATGTACCGCCTGTAATAAGCACATCGCAAGGCGATACAACCGAATCTCCTGTAGTTGATGGTGCGGTGTCAGTTGGTGCAAGTTCAGCGACTATAGATGGTCTTACAGCTTCAGAATCAGGCATTATAAAAGCTGGTGATTTTTTTAAATTTAGTGGTCATTCAAAAGTGTATATGGCTACTGCTGACATGGATGCAGATGGTACAAGTCATGCTACTTTAAATTTTGCACCTAATCTTTTAAATGCTGTTGCTAATGATGAAACCATAGTTTTTTCAGCAGTACCTTTTACAGTTTCTTTTGGTGATGATATTACTCAATTTAATACTGATGTTAGTGCTTTATATGGTTTTAGTATGTCATTGGTAGAAATATTTTAATGAGATGGATAGAGGAAGCACAGGTGCATTTCAAACAGAGATTGTTAAATCTGCCAATAAACCTTTTCATCTAGTTAAATTATCTTTTGATGATGTCAGTTATTTTTTATCTGATGCTTATATTCCTGTAACTTATGATTCAAATACTTATACACCAACAGGAAGTTTTCTAGCTTTTTCAGATATTGTTGAAACCAATGAAGCTAATATTGAAACTATAAGTATTTCTTTATCAGGAGTAGATACAACTTATGTTAATTTATTTTTAGAAGGTGGTTACTTAGATAGAACAGTACAAATTTACAAAGCATTTTTAGATAGTAACGATGCTTTGGTTTCCGATCCTTTATTAATATTTGATGGCAGATTGAATAATCCTGTAATCAAAGAAGATGTAGATGCTGGAACTAGCACAATAGCAGTACAAGCAAGTTCATTATTTGTAGACTTTGATAGAATCAATACAAGATTTACAAATAATGAATCACAACAAAGTTTCTTTGCTGGTGATACAGGGTTTAGATTCAGTTCAGTTGTAGTAAAAGAATTGAATTGGGGAATGACTACAGGTGCTACTGCATCAGGTGGTGGTAGTTCTAGTGTATCAACACAAGGTTCTTCGACATCGCCAATCAATAATACATCACCAGCGCAAAAAAGTATTTTTAGAGAAATAAGACCAACCAATCCATCTTTCAGTTTGCAATCAGGTTCAGTAAGAATACACATCAATTATGCAAATAGAAGCACTTCTAATTTTTCTGTAGGACAACAAGTCAAGATAAATGGCTTTGAATCGAAAACATTTGATGATGGTGAATTTATTTTAAGTTCTGCAATTAATTTTTCAGAAGGTGCTGGAACTCATGCCATAGTTGCTTTAGATTCTGATGGCTTTGGTTTTACAATTGCAGTACCAAATACAGTAACATCTGTTAAATCAGGGAAGTTTGGCGGTAGTGAAATCACAGTTGATGATGAATTGGTTGTGCCTGTATTGATACAAACTACATCAGGCTCTAATTCAATAACTGTCAATGCGGATAACTTTGCCAAAGTTGATGAAGCAGTTTCTTTTAATTTAGAAACAACATCTGTTGGTGGTATAGAAAGTAGAATCCTTGCCTTAGATCATAAAATTACCGCAAGGACTACAGATACACTTACAGTTGCAGTTACACAAAAGAATATTGTTCTAGCCAATCCTTTGAAAACCACATCAGGTTCAACATCATTGGTTATAGATTTTGCAGAACATAATATTGCTGTAAGCGATTCAATCACAATTTCAGGTGCTATAGCAGTTGGCGGTGTACCAGCTTCTGATATAAATAAAGCACATACTGTTACAGCTATAACAGAAAACACAGTTACAGTTGTTGTTTCAACAACAGCAACAAGTACCGCAAGAGGTGGTAGTGATGCAGTTCGTTTAGATGGAAAAATTATTAGAACCAATCCAATAGAAACTACAGCTTCATCTGCTACTGTAAAAGTTCATTACAGAAGTCATGGTTTAGCAAATAGCGACACGATAACTTTAGAAGGCTTGGATGATGTTGGCGGTTTGGATAGAAGTTTATTAAATAAATCGCATACTGTAGTTGATGCTTCCAACACAGATTATTTTACAATTACTTTATCCGAAACTGCTACAGCTTCAGAATTTGGTGGCGGTGGTGATAGTGTTTTAGAAAGACCTGTAAAAGCTACATCAACAGTAAATTATGGTTCATCTGGAAGCAGAATAAATTTACCAACAGAAATACGATGATAGATAAATCTAAGGCAAATAAATACATTGAATCAAAATTAAATGAGCCTTTTGCATGGGGTACAAATGATTGCAACACATTTATTGTTGAATACTTTGATCAGGTATTAGGTACAGATTTATTGAAAATAATTTATGAAAAATATTCTACAAAAAAAGGTGCAATCAAATTTCAAAAAGAATTTGCGCAAAGAATATCAGGCAGATGTTTGGAATTAGGCATGAAAGAATATCATCCAAGTAAAGCTATATTTGGCGATATATTAGTCAAACATAACGAAAATTGGGATTCATGTCATATTTGTATTGGTAGTAAAATAGCATCTGTAGATGAACAAATAGGTACAGCAATTTTGCCAATATCTGATTTTAACGATTTTGATTCTGCATATAGATTTAGTAATGAAAATTAGAAACATAATATTATTTATAACAGCTTTATTTTTTACAGGTAGTATTTTTGCTTTACCAGCATTAGCACCTGTTTTTGCAAAAATAGGTACAGCAGTAGCAGCTTCATTTATAGGTGGTGCAGCAGCAGCAGGAATAGCCACAGGTACATTAATAGCTATTGGTGTAACAGCAGTTGTAGTTGGTGCTTACGCTGGAAGTCAATTACTAGGTGCTATGAAAATGGACTTTCCTGATGATATGTCTGCACAAGCAAGTTCAGCTTTAGCAAATCAACAAGGTTCAACCAATCCTCTACCTGTTATTTATGGCAAAAGAAGGGTGGGTGGTACACCAATTTTTTATCATGTATCAGGCGCAGATAATGAATTTCTTCATGTGGTTTATGCAATCGCAGAAGGTGAAATTCAAGGTGTATCAAACGTATATTTAAATAATGATACTGTTGATACAGCTCCTGATTTATATGATACTTCTCTAACAAATGTTATTATCAATGAAGGTGAAGGTGGTCTTATTGGTAATATATCTGTCTTTGGTATGGAAAATATTCAAAAACCAGAATATGAACCTACAGTTAAATATGAAATATACAACGGCTCAACTACACAAACAGCAGATCGTGATTTAATTTCAGAAACCAATGGCACTTGGACATCGTCAGATAGATTACAGGGTGTGGCTTACGCTTATGTTAGATTTAAGTTTGAACCTGAAGTATTTGGTAATACAGGAATACCACAAGTTAATTTTGATGTTATTGGTAAAAAAACAAGAAGCACAACATCAGGTGGAACTACATATAAAGTATTTAGTGATAATCCAGCAGACTGCATCGAAGATTATTTGACCAATACCATTTATGGTAGATCAATTCCAAGTTCACAAATTGATACAACATCATTTACTACCGCAAGAAATATTTGTGATACTGAAGTTACAGTAGGCGGTAAAACTCAAAAAAAATATACCTGTAATGGTATTTTGAATACCAATAATAAAGCCTTAGATAATATTGAAAAACTTTTAACATCTTGTAGAGGTTCTTTAATATTTTCAGGTGGTAAATATAAATTACTCATTGATGATACAGGTACAGCAGTACAAACTTTTGACGAAGATAATATTGTTGGTGCTTTTGAATTATCTTTGGGTGGTAAAGAATATAAAGCGAATAAAATAAGGGCAAACTTCTTTAATAAAAATCGTGATATGCAAGGTGATTTTGCCATTGTCGAAAGTTCAACATTTAAAACAGAAGATAATGGTTTAAGTCTTGAAAGAGCTATAGAACTACCATTTACAGATCAAATGGAAAGGGCACAAATGATTTCTACAATCAATATGAAACAATCAAGGCAATCATTGGTCTTTAAATTTACATCAACCATTGTTGGACTAAGAGCCGAAATAGGCGATGTAGTTTTTATTTCATTGGAATCTTTAGGATGGAATACACTTAATTCTAATCAAGGCAAGAAGTTCAAGATTATGAAACTTGCTATAAAAAATAATGATGAAGTAGATATTACTGCAAGAGAATATGATGATGATGTTTATAACTTTGGCTTAATACAAGCAGAAGATACTACACCAAATACAAACTTACCTAATTTTTCATCTGAAGATAAACCAATAATAACTACACCTTCTGAAGAATTAATAGCAATACCACCTACATTATTCAACAGGGTAACTATTAATTGGACACAACCAAATAAATCTTCTGTTGAATCTTATGAAATAGGAATCAATAGATTGAACTCAGTACGCTTTGCAAATAAAGCTAGTTATGATTTTGAAGGAAGAAGTGTAACCGAAAGTTTTACTATTGATAAATTAGAAGAAGGTCAATACTTTGTAGCTGTTAGAGCAAAAAATAGATTGGGAGTTTATTCTGATTTTGCAACAGAAATATTTGAAGTTAAAGGGTTTTCTACCTTACCAGCAGTAAATACACCAGCAATAAATTTTGTAACAGAAGAACTATTTACTACCACACAAGGTTCAGGTGTAAAAGCAAAAGCCATTTTAACTTTTGGTACTTCAGTTAATACAGATTGGGAAGATTTAGGAGTAACCATAGATCATTATGATGTTGAATTTAAAAAATCTACAGAAGCTTCTTTTCAAGGTGCTGGAACATCACAAGGAACTAATTTTGAATTCTTTGATATTGAACCAGCTTTGTATGAATTTAGAGTAAGAGCAGTAAACACAGTTGGCGTAGCATCAGAATTTTCATCAACCACACAAAGAATCTATGGCTTAACCGCAGTTCCTTCTGATGTAAGTAATTTATTTTTAAGAGCAGATTCTAATACTGCAACTTTAAGTTGGACACCTACAGCAGACTTAGATGTAAAGATTGGTGGTTTTTATGAGATAAGACATAATTCATTAACATCAGGTGCAGTTTGGGCGCAATCAACACAAATAGGTGAAGCTGTATCAGGTATTGCAAACTCAACAGAAGTGCCATTGTTAGTTGGTACTTATTTAATAAAAGCGGTTGATTCTACAGGCTTTAAATCTGCTAATGCGACAACAGTAGTAAATACAGTTACACCTGATTTATTTCAATCAGCACAATTTTTAACAAGAACAGAAAATCCATCTTTTGCTGGAACTAAAGCAAATATGGTTGTCATAGATGAAAAATTAAAACTAGAAGCAGATACTTTATTTGATTCATTAGGATTGATTGATGAAGTAGGATTAATTGATGCTGCTGGTGGTGTAGATTTATCAGGTACTTATGACTTTGCAAACGTTATAGACACAGGTATTGCAGCAGCTTCTTACCGATTGACTTCTGCATTTGCTTTTACTACTAATTCAACATCGGACTTTATAGATACTCGTTCAGGAAATATTGATAGTTACGAATCTTTTGATTTAAATACTTATGATGATGTAGAAGTACAGTTGCAAATAGCAACAACCAATGATGATCCTAGTGGCTCACCAACATTTAGTGATTTCCAAAACTTTAGAATCGGAAATTATTTTGGTCGTGCTTTTAAATTTAGATTATTAGTAACGTCAGGTGATGTAACTCACCAAGTTTATATCACATCATTGTCTGCAACTTTAGAAGCGTTCCAAAAGTTTGATACGCAACAATTAACATCAAGTACAAGTTCATTAGGTGTTACTTTTGGTCAGGGTTTTTTAGTTACGCCAAAAATTGCTGTAACAGCACAGAATATGGCAAGTGGAGATTTTTATGAAATAACAAGTGTGTCTAGCACAGGTTTTACAATTACTTTCAAGAACAGTAGTGGTACAATTGTCGCTAGAACATTTGACTATATAGCAAGAGGTTTTTAATGGCTCAACACGATTATGATATAGCTAATCAATCAGGTGCTAACTTTAGAGCAGACTTAAATAATGCTTTAGATGCAATAGTATCTAATAATTCAGGTTCATCAGAACCATCTACAAAATTTGCTTATGAATGGTGGATTGATACTTCAAACAATTTATTAAAGCTAAGAAATTCTGCAAACAACGCTTGGATTACTTTACCTTTATCAATCACCGCAGATAATGCAACATCAGGTGCTTTGACTGTAAATGGTAATTTAACAACCACAGGCACAATTGATGTCAATGGACAAGAATTAATTTTAGATGCTGATGCAGATACATCCATAACAGCAGATACAGACGATCAAATAGATTTTAAAATTGGTGCAACAGATGTAATGACTCTAACAAACAGTCATTTAGTTTTAAAAGGCACAACGCCAAAAATAACTATTGGTGATGGTGGTGAAGAAGATACAGCATTAATATTTGATGGTAATGCACAAGATTTTTATATTGGTTTAGATGATTCTGCTGATGATTTAGTTATAGGCACAGGTTCTACTGTTGGCACTAACCCAAAAGTTGTAGTAGAAAATGGCGGTAATGTAGGTATTGGTGAAGCATCTCCATTAGGTTTGCTTCATGTCAAATCAGGAGAATCAAGTGGTTCTGCTGATAGTGGAGCAGATGAATTAGTTTTAGAAAACTCTGGTGATGCAGGAATTACAATTTTATCTGGCACATCAAACTCTGGAAGTATCAGATTTGGTGACAGTGATGATAATGATAATGGAATAATTATTTATAATCATGATTCATCGCCATATTTAAGATTTTTTACAGGTGGTTCAGTTAGGGCAAGACTGGATTCTGATGGTCTTAAGTTTGGTTCAGATACTGCAGCAGCAAACGCTTTAGACGATTATGAAGAAGGAACTTGGACAGCGACTATAACGACTGATGGTACAGATTTTACTACTTCAGGCAGATCAACTTTAGGCAAATATACAAAAATAGGAAATTTAGTACACGCTCATTTTAATGTTTCAATAAATTCACCTACAGGTGGTACAGGTAGTTTAGTTTTATCAGGATTACCTTTTGCAAATGCTGGAGAACCAGCTATCACAGGTAACTTGCACATTGGAAGAATAGCCAATTCACAGACACAAGACCCTCATGGATATTTATCGACAAGTGCAACCTCAATTACTTTTTATTACAATAGAGATGGAAGTACCGCAGCTGGTTTTAGTTCAAGTAATTTAAATGGACAAGTAACACCTTTTTTTGTGGGTTCAATAACTTATTTAGTGTAAAAAATTATAATTATTATTAAGAGGTAAAAATGGCAATAATAAAAGAAACAGTAGTAGATAAAATAGAAGTGCTTGAAATGGGACAAGTGCAAGTCAGAACTGCTACAGTAATAAAAGAAGATGATAATGAACTAAATCGTTTTTTTGAAAGGCACGTTGTAAATCCAAGTGTAAAAATTGATGATGCTTGGAATGACACAGACATATCTAACGAAGATACTAAAGTTCAAGCTGTTTGTAATGCAATTTGGACTACTCAGGTTAAGACTGCATATCAGGAAATGTTAGATGCACAAGAAATAAGTGAATAGTATGTCAGATATACAAGTTAAAAACGATAATGGTCTAGTTGAAAAATTTAGCAAAAAAGATATGACTGATGAACAAAGAAGTTTATTTGATGCTCTTTTAGACTTGCAAAAAAGATGTATTGAGATTGAACCGATAGCTAGAGAGTTTGCCGATAAAAAACAATTGGTTGATCTTAAATCTAAATCACTATTAGAAAGCCTTAGAGGTATAGGAAATGCCGAAGAAAGCGACAGCGAAACCAAGACAATCGACTAAAAAGCCAACTGTTGAACAAGTATCAAATGCTTTGGATAGGCATGAAAGAGTTTGCGAACAGAAATGGAAGGAGAACTTTCGCAGATTAGATTCTATTGAATCGGATATAAATACTACCAATAAAAGATTGTGGCAGATAGCTGGTATTGTTATCGGTCTATTATCTTCTTTAGTGATTAATGCGTTCTTCATGTGAAATGAACATTGAAGAATATTATATTGAAATCTCAATATTTATAGCAAGTGTCTTAGGCGGTCTTGCTCTTAAAGATTATTCGGTATCTTTTATCAAAGGTCTTAAATTCAAACTAAACTCACAATTCAACGAAGGCGATAAGGTCTTACTAGATGGCGAACAAGCCATGATAATTAAAATAGGTATGGGTACTACTGTTTTTGGTGTTTATGGTCGTGATGGCTACACATGGCGGTATATCAGCAATACCAAGATAGAATCCCTTAAATTAGAAAAGATAGTTGATAAAGACTTGCATCAAGATTCTGCTTATGAAAAGCGACAAAAACTAAAAAACATTTTGGAGGGCAAAGAAGATGATTGATAAATTTTTTAAACCAATAAGCGATTTAATTGGTAAAGCCATACCTGATAAAACTAAACGTATGGAATTAGAAG